AAGCCAGCGCGTACCGCGCAACAAGTTGCGGGGTAATGAAAGTGTTACTCATTGAATTACTCTCCTAAGAGACTTGCAGTCATAGAAACTGCTTACCGATTTCGGCGCGAAGCAAGAACCTTCAAGAAGTCATCAACAGTCTGGCCGTCGGCCTCACCGACAACACCAGCGCCCGTCTCTTCAGGGGAAGGCTTACTACGCTCCACAAACTGCCCACGCAGTTCTGTCAACAACGAGTCGGCGTCAGCCTCAAGTTCTTCGGGAGTGCTGCCCTGCAAACGGGCAACCAGAGACGGAGGCAACTGCTTACGCGCAGCAACCTCCTGACGCATCAGGTTCGACCTGAGTTCGTCGCGCTCCTTCTCCAACGTCGCCAAAGCCTCCTGCATCTTCTGCTGCTCAGACTTCTGCGACTCGACATACTCGTCGTACTTGGCAGCCTTCTCACCCATTTCCTTAGCCTGGGTTCGATACTTCGCTGCCTCCTGACGCAAACTCTTCACATAATCCGCGTCAAACATCTTCGGCTCCGCGTTATTCGCTGAGCCAAGATCAACCGTCTCACTACTGGCAGCAGCGTCAGCACCCTGATCCATAACAGGTTCCTGACCGCCAGCCTCCACAGTTCCTTCAGACATACAACCCTCCAGGGGTAAACAACGGCATCAAGCCGCACTAACCTCACCGATCTGGTGAGGACAACTACGCCGCCANCTCTCGAGCGACCAACGGGTCAACTCCACGCGGCACTACAACTGCGTTACGGCGCTCAATAATTTCCCGCAACACATAAGTTCTTTCATAAGCCCGGTCACGCCANTCAGCGTTGTACCACTCNCGGTCACCGAACAGCACGTTCTTGTACGCGCCAGGGAACGGCTCACCAACCATCGTGCACCGACAGTTGTTGTGCGCTCGAGCAGTACCGTTCCCACGGAACCGAGCATTNGGCCCGTCGAACGAATCCTCGTAGTAGATCGGCCCCTTCGTGGCCAGCATCAAACAAAACGAGCACGCGCCCGGTTCAGGGATACGCGAGAACCGAGTAAGCAACGGGTCACCATTACTGTCGCCCCAGCCCATCCTGCGTTTCTGCTGCGGAGACTTGTTACGCATCATCCGACGGTGATCAGCCAGCCGAGCCTTCTGACGAGCAGCAGCGACCTTCTCATTGAACTCACGGTCAAGTGTCTCCCAATCGGGAGTGCCCTTACGCAGAATGTCTGCCGTTACCGCACGCGACTCCTCATGCGCCGCCTGAGCAGACGCATTGATGATGAAGGCAGCCGTGTGATTCCACGCCTCATACGACGACATCCCATTTTCCATGCGATGCACAAACGCGATCGGTGCGTAGTCGACAAGTTTCTGAATCGGCATGCCGCTGGGCAGCAAGCCCCGACGCTCAATCGCAGCCTGCGGCAACGCAGTACGAGCGCGACCCAACCCCATCGCCAAAGCCGCACCGGAGTAGTAAGTCAACGTCGCACGCTGACCAGCCTCCTGCTGCTCACGAATCAGTCGAGCAATCAAAGGCCCAACCTCAGGCCAAATCTGATCCAACTCATCCGTGCGAATACCGCGCAAGAAATCAAGCACCGCCGCCATTCCCTGCCGGCGGTAATACTCCAGCTCACGAACAAGCCGGGACTTCTCATCAGACAGAAACTGGCCACCACTAGTCATTCGCCGGAGCCTCACTCATCGGCCCCTGACCAGGCGTCAACCCAAACGCAGCCGCACTAGCCTCCATGTTGCGCTGCTGCTCAGCACGCTGCTCATCAAGAACACGCTCAATCGTCTGCGGGCTAAGCCCAAGACGCTCAAGCAAGTAACCCATCGGCAGACCAATCGAACGCAACTTCGTCGCGCCATCGATGCGCTGAGCGTCAGACCTGCGCTCCAGATCCACCCACACCGTCTCAGCAGTCTCCGGTACGTCGACACCGACCATCCGACCACCAACACGCAGCGCGTACTCCCAGGACTCGCCCCAATTCTGCTGACGCTCCTGCACCTTCGCCGTCAACCCGGCCTCAAGCGCAATCAACGCCTCAGCGCTGATGTTCGCAATCGACATCGGAGACAGCAGATGAGGCGGCGTCTGCGTAATCGCGGCAGCCGCACGAATGTCAGCGTCGACAGCCTCAAGGTGCTCACGGAACGAAGACGCTTCCCACTCACCGAACTTGGTATTCGGATCCTCGCTCACAACGAGCTGATCAACACCAACTTCAAACGGAGGAATCGCCTTACCGTTCTCATCAGTCTCCACGCTGATCCCAGCAACCCAACGCTGCTTCCAGGCAGCCGCACGCTGCACCAGCAGGCGATCCGCAACAGTCTGAATGATGCGACGCTGGATCGGGGCCACAAGCCCAACCTCAGACTGCGACCATCCTCGAGAGTCCAGACGATTACCGAACCTGATAATCGGAACTTCACCGGCAGCATGCTCTACGCGGCTGACTTCCTCCCAGCCACGCGCGCGATCATCCTTGCGTTCAAAACGATGAATGAAATTCTCGGTGTACAACCACCCACGGCGACCAGCGACCTTCGCCGCCACCCTCACCTTCGTAGGGTCATAGTCATCAAACCGAGCCGACAACTGAAGCGGAGACTCCGCACGGAACACAGGGAACTCGCCGCCAGGGGTCACAGACACATAGCCGTCACCGAAAACCAGGGCATCGCGGTACACCATCGTCTGGCGAGCATCCATGTAGGAATACTGGAACCACTCCCACAACTGCTCATCGAACTCAGTAGCCATAGAGGCACGGAATCCACCGACCCGAAGGCGGTCGACAACAGCACTCACCACAAGCGAGCAAATCGGTAGGTCAGCACGACTCAACAAATCGTCATACTCAAAAGCAAGAGCAGTCCGGTTTGTCGAAGGCAGACCAGCCCGTTCAAACTCACCGCGCGCATACTTATCCCAACGCGCTAAGTAATTCCAATTGTTGTCGTCAAGCACATCGGTAAAGTCTTGAACGATGGACATACGGCCCCTTCCTGGGAGCATCACGACGCACCAGGCGTCTGTCAGAACGCAAACACACGCGGAGTGTCTTTCGCGGAACGGTTTCGGTAATACTCAACTCGATCCAGCGCCATCACCGCGCACACAGCCAAGTCGATCTTCCGGCTGGTTCCACGCGACTCCTTCACCAGGCGGGAGCCACGGTTGTCAACCTTCAACACCGCAGACGAAACATGGCGCGCCAGGCGCTTGTCACCGTCATGCGTGACCGTCTTGTTCATTACAGCCTCGTACAACCGAGTCGTCGCAGGACTCATGCGAGATGCAGTCTGCGGAAACTCAGTAATCGGCAATCCCTCGTCAGCCAGAACCTGCATGGAGCGCGCCCACCTGTACGGGTCACACGCGATCTCCAAAACATTCCAGCGACGCGCTACTTCACGCACCTTCTCCTCAACATCGAGGATGTCGACAGTCCAATGCTGATCGGCCTCCGGAGGACGTTCCCAAGCTCCCGCCACCGCAATATGCGGGGCATGCTCTTTGTCCTCCGGAACTTCCACAGCCACCAGGGCAGTAGAGTCACCGTTGAAAGAACCATCAAGTGCAAGGACAACGCTCGAGCCTTCGGGGATCTCCCTGCTCAACGCGCATGCGTCCCAGGAACCCGTCGGCAGCCACGAAGTTGTCGCATCCACCCACAAGTTCAAACGCTTCGTGCGGAACTCAGCCTCCGGCGTGCGTAACACCGCAGACTCAAAATCTTCTCTCGACTGAAGATCACCCAACCCTGGATTCGCCTCAGCCCAAACCTTCGGATCACGATGATCAGCCTCAGGCTTCTTCGGCGACCACCACGCTAGGCCAAACGAGTCGTCAACGATCTCGCCGTCGGCTACGCGCACGCCGTAGTTGTAAAGCCCGTAACACAGCGACTCAGCACCGTGACGGTTGAACTTCGTGCCGGCAGTAGTGATGCCCACCATCTGCGGGTCATTACGCGCCGCCGTAGCAAGCGACATCACATCCCACAGTTCGCGGTCAGGCAAAGCGTGAACCTCGTCGACGATCACATAAGACGGGTTCAGACCCTCAAGTTGAGGAGCCTCCGCGCTCATCACGCGCATTACCGAGCCAGTACTAGGAACCTCAATGGCGTCCTTGTAGACCTTCGTCATGTCGGTCAACTCAGAATCCATCTCAACCATGCGCTTCGTCGTGCCGAACACGATCCGCGCCTGGTCACGCGAGGTAGCCAGCGTGAACACCTCACCGCCCTCAGGCCCGAGGATCAGTTCATACAACGCCAGACCCGATAGCAGCGCAGACTTACCGGACTTACGCGGTAAACCGATCAGAGCTTGGCGGAACTGCTTCTTGCCGTCGGGTCGACGAGCATTCACCCAGCCGAGCATCGAACGCTGCCAGTCGCGCAACTCAATCGGATCGCCGACCCGGCCACCAACAGAGTCCTTCACCACACGGCAGTAGGACTCAATGAACGTGGCAGCGAACTCACCGTCACCGCGCTTAATCGCGGCAGGCTTGGCTTTAGTCAAATAACGAGGAGGCCAACCCTTCGCGCTCACCGCGCAGCCTTCTGCTGACGCAGTTTTTCAAGCGTCGACTGCGCTTTGACCTCAGCGAGGCCCAGGCGCGCCCTGTCAGCAGGGGTCAACCCGAGCAGAGACATCATTTTGACCATCTCCGACTCGAGGGTTGAAATCATCCCAACCATCGGGTTCGCGTAGGCATAGCCCTTGTCCGTCAGCAGGACGTAATCCGTCGCCGCCAACTTCTCCACCAACTCCGCTCGCCGGTCAGCCTTCTCACAGAATTGCACGACAAGTTGCCGATCGGACTCACCGAGCCACGGAGACGCGCTCGTCAGTTGCTCCCACGCCTCTCGGCCAGCGGATCCCAGCGATTCTGGGGCTGCGCCGATAGGTGTGATGGCGTGAGTGTCCGAAATATCGGGCAGGGAGCGCTTACCGGGGTT